GGCGGCGATGACTTTGGTAGCTAGGGGACTGACGTAGTTACTATAAACGGATTTGAAGCGATCCCAAAGTTCGTTGAAGAAGTTAGCATTCTCAGGGTATCCGCCGGGCATGCCGGTAAAGACATGGGCGGCAGACATCAATGCGTTGATGTCAGAGGGTGCGCAAGCGGTCGCGTAGTCCTGGAGAGTGTTGGTCGCTCCAAGGAGGTACTCCCACGACGATGTGAGGTGAATGCGGTAGGCTCCGTGGGAGGTGTCAAGACCATACATAAATATGGCTTGGGTCATCATTGTAGAGGGAGAAGTGCAGATGAGACCATTGGAATTGGAGTTGGTAGTGGTGGTGTTAACGAGCGTCGGCAGGTAAAGGGTTGCGGCTTGACCTACTTTAACGGCAAGGGGGTTGCCGATACTGACCATGGAAGTGTTGACGTTGGCGGGGGAGGTGGTGACGTTGTAGACCGCCTTATTGTTAGGACAATCTCTGAACTGGAATGGGAGCATTGGATCGATGGCGGGAATTGGAGCATAGAAGCCATCTTGCGCGGTACCAGAATAGAGATTGTTAGACGCAACGGTGATGTCGCTGGCGATGTTGGGCATGGATTCGACAACGCGGAGGGAGTAACCCTGAGTGGCGGTGGAGAGGCTTGTAGCGTCAACAACCGGGGAGAGGTCAACGGATCGGGGGTAGCGGCAGGATAGGACGCTGCCGCCGCGGTACATGGCGGGCGTGCAGTCGCTAATTCGCACAGCCAGCGAGCCGCATCGATAGGCCTCAACACCGTTCGCTTTGAAGTAGTCAGGGAGTTGGTTGTTCCAGGTACTTGTGGCACCCCGCGGAATGTTCGGCCATGCATAGGTGACAAAGGACGAATCGTAGGTGTTGTACTGGATGAGTGGACACTCCGGGATGCCCGTGACAAGAAGTGAGATGCGGCCGTTAAGGTCGGGGTTGATGGTGGCTTCGATGAGACCGGTACGTTTGACGGTATCGATGCCGGAAGACATTGGGATGCCAACGGTGTTCTTGTAGTTGTTGTCGTGACTACCGTTGACGTATGCTTTGAGCCAAGCAACTGAGGCTGGGGGCAAATTGCCCGCCCTGGGACTGTAATTCTTTCCCGACGGTCTGAATTGAGCTGTGAAGCTATTGACTGCAGGATAGGATCCATTTCGACGTTTCATGCGAAAACACGCACTTGTTAGAAAGGAAATAAAAGCTAGGAGAATTTGTCCAGAACTCGCGACCGGGGGTAGTCCATGACCCCTCACGGCTGTCTAACACAGGCCCGTGCGCGTGGGTTTAAGGGCTATCAATCATCTCAACGGTGGTCGAAAGCCCGAGTGTCGCACTGCTGCTGGTATTGTTGCATAGCAAAGGTGGGATCAGTGCAGTTCATGTACATGGCGGTGATGGTACTGGGGAGGTCCGTGCATGTGCGCTCAATGATGAGCTGGTCGGTGACGCTGAGGCCACAAATGGAGGCATACGCAGAACGAGTGGTGAGGTCAGGTGTCTGACCGCGTACACCATAGAAGTAGGTCTTATCGCGGACATGGATTCCAGCAACAGTCTCACGTTCGTACATAGACAGGCGGTCAGCGGCAAGGGAATCGGTGAAGAAGCGGTAGAGGCAGGGCATGTCAGGGGATTCCAGAGACAAAGAGGCTAGCCGGGCATTGATGAGCTCTTCGCGCGTACAATTGCGGAGGCTGGTAGGAGAAGCCCAGCAAATGTCGGGAAGTCGGTCGGTGAGTTTGACAGTGGTACGGAAATCTGAATCCCAATACATCGAGCAATAGCCGGCGGCACCAGCTGTGCTGTGTACATCGATCTTAACGTTGAATCCCATGCGGCGCATGATGGTACGATACGAGTCAGCGGAGACATGTGGTGGGACGGCGATAAGGGCGTCGTCGCCTTCAACAACAGCTCTGGCTTCGAAGCCAAGCAACCGTGCTGCTACGCGCAGCGACACATAGTTGCCGAGGGTGTTGCCCAAGGACGTGTTCATCTCGCCACTAAATCGAATGGCAGGGGTAGAGAGAGTGATGCCAGTGAGAATGTGACAAACTTCAGCATCCTGCAGCAAAATATCAAGGAAGGGATGGTATGCAGCAGGAATCAGGCGCCGATAGAATTGGAACTCTATGGCCTCCTGAAGGTAACTAGTGAAGGATGACTCAAAGGCGGTGTGGTCAGTGACGAAAAATCGACTGCCGGACAAATATCGCTCGATGTATTCCGGTCGTTGGGCGGAGGGGATGTGTTTTGTGGTGAACGGCAATGAAAAGAGGAAGTCATTGAGAGGCTGGAAGAGGGGTCCAAGGATGTCTTTCTGATCATCACAGCGAGCCACAATGAAGCGAGGCCGGCTCAGTTTGGCGTAAGTCTCGTCTTTAATGTGAGGTTCGAGGGTCTTGCGTCGCTGCGCGAAATCGAGAGCGACTTTTGCATGAAGTTGCCTCTTACGGGAGCCCGTATAAGGGCGGCTCTCAATCCATTGGTGTACGGCCTCGGCGTCGATAGGGTCAATGAAGGGGTATTTATCCCGATCGAATTGAGAGACGAGGGCATTGATCTCGTCGGCTATATAGAACCTCATCTGGGCGGTCAAGTCAGGCACGCCGTTGGTGCCAGCAAGCCTGTAACGCATGGCAGCTTCGACATTGACAGGATGGTTGCGGTCAAACTGCTGATTGCGAAGGGGCGACGGGACGGCAAATAATGCATGGCTACAAGTGTGGGTCTTGCATTGATAGGCCGATCGTGGAGCACGTTTTATGCGCACACCGGGCTTGATGGGGGGTGGGGGAGGGATGGTTGTATGGTCGAAGACAATGTGATGCGCTATAAGATATCTGGCAGCTCGAACACTCGGGAGTACGACTGAGCCCAACGCCGCTACAAACACAGCGAAAGTTAGGGCGAGCCCGAGAATGAGGCGGAATCCAGAGTAGGCGCGGACGAGCAAATAGACGCGGTGCCAAATAGGAAGCCTCGTGGTGCTATTGGCGAGGACGGATGCATTGTACTCATCCCGGACGCGGCTTTGATGACGTGCAATCATCATGAGGTAAGTGGCATAGCAGGTCGAGTCCATGAGGGCACGGCGGTGGAGTGTGGTAAGCTGACTGTACTTGTCAATACAGTACAAATCTCGGAGCTTATCCAGCGGCATGATATTTGGAACATGGGCGAGAGTGTGGTCGATGAAGGAGCGATTGACGGGGCGAGGCTGCTCGTCGTTGAGGATTATGCTCTGAACTGTGGTCGGGCCAGGCAGACCGACATTGTCGGATGGGTGGCGAGGCTCCACAAAGTCAACGGCATCAGGGAGCCAACGGTACACAATCTCCCGAGCATGTCCACGCACACGCCATATAAGAACTGCAAGGAAGCAGCCAAATACGGCGAGGGGGATAGCAAAGAAGAAGTGCATATGGATGACAGTGACAAAGATGGTGACTAAGGAAATCAGGAGCGGTGTAAGTACGAAGCAGGCGGAAACGAGACTGACAATGATGGGCAGAACGATCGGGTGGTTGTAGAGATACAGGATGGTGATTACAAACATATCAATAAAGTTGACC